CAGCAGGGCATGCCGACATCGCCGATGGACCGACGGTCGGTCATGTTGACCTTAAGGAGATCCCGATGACTGACATCGAGCGCAGGTACGCGCGCGGCGCCGTCGAACTCAGAACCCTCGACGACCGCAACACCCTCGCCGGTTACGCGGCAGCGTTCAACCGATCGTCGCAGAATCTCGGCGGCTTCATCGAGCGGATCGCGCCCGGCGCGTTCACCAGGACCCTCTCGCACGCCGGTGACGTGGTCGCCCGCTTCAACCACTCCGACGACTGGCTCCTCGGCAGGACGTCGTCGGGCACGTTGCGCGTCTGGGCCGACGAGCGCGGCCTCCCGTACGAGATCGACCTCCCCGACACGCAGGCGGGCCGCGACGTCCGCGAACTCGCGAGGCGCGGCGACGTCCGTCACTCCTCGTTCGCATTCCATTCGATCCGCGACGACTGGTCGACGACCGCTGACGGCACGCCGCTGCGCGAGTTGCGCGAGGTGCAGTTGATCGACGTCGCGCCCGTCACGTCCCCCGCGTACTTGGACACCGACGTTTCGCTCCGGTCGCTGGCCGTCCGGCTCGGCACCGGCATCGACGATGTCGCCAAGATCGCACGACGCGGCGGTCTCGCCGCACTCATCACCCACGAACTCCCACCCGTTGATAACTCGACGGTGACCGTGGCCGACCCGAGCGACCCTCACTCGGCCCCGATCGACATTCGCGCGCGGCGCGCGGAGTGGATCTCCCGCCGCTGAGGCTCGCAGCACCGCACCCTCACCCACCCGAAAACTCCAACAATCCCAAGGGGAATCACCATGTCCACATACACGAAGAAACTGCGCGAGGACCGCGCGAACATCTGGGAAGGCATCAAGGCTGACCTCGACATCGCAGCAGCCGAGAGCCGCAGCCTCACCGCGGAGGAGGACGCGAAGTTCTCGGCGGCATCCGCCGACCTCGACGCGATCGACGAGCGGATCAAGAGCCTCGAAGGCGCCGAACTGCGCGCAGTAGAGCACGACGCCCGACTCGCAGAGATCGAGTCCCGCGCGGGCATCAAGCCGATTGACCCGCCGACCGAGGACGACGCAGCCGCACGGGTGCGCGCGTTCTGCCGTGGCGAGATCCGGTCGATGGAGTTCGAGATGCGCGACATCGCGCCCCTCAACACGTTGGGCACGACGGACGGCGGCGACCTCGTCCCCGTCTCGTTCATCAACCGCCTGACGGACTACATGCGCGAGAACAGCGGCGTGCTCCGCACCAACCCGACGCAGATCACCAGCGCGACCGGCGGCAACACGCTTGAGATCCCGATCATCACCGGCGTGTCGAGCGCCGTCATCACCGCAGAGAAGAACCCGTTCACCGAGTCCGAGCCCACCTTCAGCAAGTACCAGATGGGGGCATACAAGTACGGCCTCCTCATGTACCTGACCCGCGAGATGGTCGAAGACTCAGGCGTCGACCTGCTCGGGTTCCTCGCGAAGCAGGCCGGACAGGCTCTTGGCAACGCCTTCGGCAAGGACCTCCTCGACGGCGCGGGCACGGTCGAGCCGTGGGGTGTCCTCACCCAGTCCACCAAGGGCGTCGACGGTTCGGACGCGGTCGCCGGTGCGATCACCGCCGACAATCTGATCGATCTCTACTACAGCGTCATCGAGCCGTACCGGAACTCGTCGTCCTGCTACTGGCTCATGCGGGACGCGACGATCGGTGCCATTCGCAAGTTGAAGAACACCGTGGATGGGACGTACCTGTTCCAGCCCAGCCTCGTTGCCGGAACGCCAGATCAGTTGCTCGGGAAATCGATCGTGACCGACCCGAACATGCCTGCGATCGGCGTGGACGCGAAGTACGTCATGTTCGGCGACTTCTCCTCCTACTGGGTCCGCACGGTCGGCGGGATCCGGTTCGACCGCGACGACTCCGTCGGATTCGCGAACGATGTCATCACGTACCGCGCGGCGATGCGCGGCGACGGGGTACTCGTCGATCGCACCGGAGCGGTCAAGCACTTCCTCGCAGGCGCCGTCTCCTAGACGGTCCCAGCGTCCCCGCAGCGGGAGGGAAGCCTGCCCCTTCCCTCCCGCTCACCCCGAAAAACCGTTGACACGACTGGAGAAACCATGAGCATGCACCTCGACGGCACGGCCCTCGGCCTGCCCTCCGACCCCGACGACCTCACCCTCGACACCGAACTCGCTGCCGGGATGCCCTACGCCGCGACGGTGATCGGCGCCCTCGACCTCCCGTCGTCGGCGACCGCGACCCCGACCCAGGCATACTCCGCAGCGTCCGTACTCAACGGCACCATCGCGTCGCCGACCACGGTCGACAACCAGATGACGTGGACCGTCGTCCTCGCCGCAGGCGCCTACACGCTGAATCTCTGGCATGCGAAGGACGCCGACCTCGGCATCGCGAGCATCAGCATCGACGGCGCGACCGCGCTCGCGACGAAGCCCGACCTGTACGCAGCCGCACCGGCGGTCAACGTCCTCGCGGCGATCACCGGGATCCAGGTACTCACCTCCGGTCGTCACACGGTGAAGATGACGGGCGCCACCAAGAACGGATCCTCGTCGGCCTACGGGCTGAAGATCCACGGGTTCAGCCTCATCCGCACGGGCGCCCTGTCGTGAGAGTGATCATGGTCGGGCTCGTCAGCGGGATGCGGAACGGCGTCGACTGGCCCGCCCCCGGCCAGTCCATCGACGTCCCCGAGCGCGAGGCCCGCGAACTCATCGCGTCCGGCATCGCCAAGGCCGCACCCTCGGCGCCGGTCGCCGAGGCGGCATCGGTCACGGTCGCCGCAGAGACCGCAGCGATGCCACGGCCAAAGCAGAAGGGGACGGGCAACCGCTGATGTCCGAACTGATCACCGTCGCCGACCTCGCGTCCTACTTGCAGCAGGGATTCCCCGACGGGGACACCAGCGCGCAGGGTGCGGTCGCGGGGGCGGTGGCGGCGGTCAGGACATGGACACGTCGAAGGCTCACCGCCCTCGACGAGGACACGTTCACCGTCGCGGGGTCGACGCGGATCCCGCTGCCGAACGGCCCGGTCAGGGCAGTGTCGAGCGTCCTCGTCGGCGACACCGAGACGGTCACGTCCTGGGAGATCCGGGTCGACGACTCCATCCGGTGGATCGGCGTCGCATCCGACGCGCCGACATCCGCCGACACCGTCACGGTCGAGTACGACTCCGGCTATGCGGACGACGACTACCGGATGGAAGTGGCGAGGCTCGTCGCACTGCGGATCGCGAGCCGGATCTACCAGAACCCGTTGGACCGCAATCAGTTCTCCGGTCCCGAGAACCTGTCCTACAACCCGGCACTCGCGTCGGTGTCGCGGCTCCTCACCCTCGACGAGCAGATGATGCTCGCCCCGCTTCGAGACCCGATCGGTTTCGCATGATCAACATCCAGGCCCAGGTCGATGTCGATGCCGCGATCCGGCTCCTCGACAAGGCCGAGAAAGCGACCGCCGACTGGTCGACGTCGTGGCCCGCACTCGGCGCCGCATGGTGGACGACCCGCGAACGCAACGTGTTCGACACCAACGGGCTCGGACGGTGGGCGCCGCTGAAGTACGACACCCTGAGGCAGAAGAAGGCCGAGGGGTCGAGCCAGATCCTCGTCCGCACCGGGATGCTCCTGCGGCAGGTCGCCAATCCGTCGCCGAAGGTCGCGGGCGCGAGGTTCGCCGTGTTCGGACCCGGCTCGCCCGTGCCGTACGCGAAATACCACTTGCAGGGCGGTCGCATGCCGAGGCGGTCGCCGGTCCCGGTGCTCAACGCACACGACCGCAAGGTCATCGTCGAGACCCTCAACACATCGATGATGGCGCGGATCCGCTGATGCTCGGCCACGAGTACGCCCGCACGGTCGTCCGCGACCACGTCGAGGCATCAGTACCCGCAAGGCTCGCACTCATCCGCGACCGACTCCAGGTCACCGACCCCGTCGACCCCAAGTCCTACGCCCTCCTCGACTCGCTGCCGATCGACGCCGCCCTCTACCCGATGGTGATGATCCAGTCGACGTCGCTCATGTCGATGCGGGCAACCGAGGCGGGACAGGTCGGCGTCTGGATATGCGAGTACGACGTCAACGTCGTCGCCGCATGCCGCGCCCAGATCGCCGGGCAGTGGGAGGACGCATCGCGCCAGCGCGACCGGCTGCTCCTCGCCATCCGCGAGTCCCTGATGACGGGCCGCGAACTCTCGCAGGTCGCTTTCGTCGTGACCCAGGGGATGACGGAGCAGATCGGCGAGGCAAGCCAGGACGTGCAGGGCAGGCCGCTCGCAGCCGGGCAGGTCACCGTCCGCGTCCGGGTCGCGGAGGAACTCACCGACACCGTCGCGGAGATAACGCACACGGAGGTCGCGATCGACCCCGTGACGACAGACCCAACGCTCGATCTTGAGGAGATCCCAACGTGAGATCCACCACGACCGTGAACCACGCGGTCCCGCCAGTCGAACCGTCCGCACCGACTCCCCCCGCATCGAAGCCCCGCGCCAGGCAGGAACCTGCCGCCGCGCCCGAGCCAGAAACGAAGGAGTAGCAAATGAGTGCAAGAGTCACGGTCTCGGTCTCGGCAGTCGCGACACCGCAACCGGCAGCAGCAACACCTACCGGGCGACTGTTCGTGATCGGACGCGCAGCCGAGGGAACCTATGCCGTCACGAAGGTCACCGGCATGGCACAGTTCCGCGAGGAATGGGGCGACCGCGTCACCAACAACCAGGATCTCTTCGATACCTGCCGACTCGCCTTCTCCGAGGGCTGCGCCGAGGTGTACGTCCTGCGCGCGTTCGGGCCGTCCAAGACGACCGAGGAACTCGACGACTGGGCGAACGCCGACTACGCCGACCTCCTCGACCTGTTCGGTGCCGACCTCGGCACCGGAGTCGTCGCCGTCGCAGGCAAGCGCTACTCCGACGTCGGAGAAGACCTTGCGGCGCATGCGATCGCGACGAACCGGCTCGCGATCGTCAGCCTCGCCGAGGCCGACGACGACGCGGACGCGATCAGTGCCGCCGGGACGATCGACGGCTACACCGGCGCCGATCACGTGATCATCGGATGGCCGTGGGTCACGATGCCGACCTCGAACGGATCCATCACCGCCGAGCCGACCGGCTACCTCGCCGGATGCCGTGCCCGCGCGCACGCAGGCGTCGGGGCTTGGCAGTCGCCGATCCTCGCCCGCTACGGCACCGCGCAGTACGTCAGCGGCCCGACGATCGACACCGGCGACGTGGCGTGGGAAGCACTCAACGACGCCGGGGTCTCGGTCGTCCGCAGGGTCGGCGGCGTCACCCGCCTTTACGGCTGGAAGACCGCCGCGTCCGTCACCGGCGACACCGACGGGATCCTCCAGGGCGCCCAGTACCGCGACCTCACGAACCTCATCGCCGCCGACCTCAACAAGATCGCCGAGTCGTTCGTCGGCGTGATCGTCGACGGGAAGGGCTTGAGGCTCGCGGAGTTCGGCGGCGCGATCACCGGACGCCTCGGGTCGCTCGCTGATGCTGGCGCCCTGTTCGCGCGAGTCAACGACGACGGCGACCTCATGGATCCCGGCTACGTCGTCGATGCCGGGCCGTCCGTCAACTCGCCGATCTCGCTCGCGACCGGCCTGCTCAAGGCCGAGGTCGGTGTCCGGCTGTCGCCGACCGCCGAAATGGTCTCCATCACCGTCACCGCCGGTGACGCCGCAGCCGGACTGTAAGGAAGGAACGACATGAGACTCGCAACCCAGGACCGACTCAGCATCAGCGTCTCCAGCATGCCCGGCGCGAAGTGGGACACCATCTCGGGGCAGGAACTCACCCGCGAGGTTCCGAAACTCAGAGTGGAAGCCGGGGGCGCGAAGTTCCCGATGCCGACCCGACCCGAGTATTCGGACCTGACGATCACGAAGGTGTACGACCAGGACACCGACGCCGCGCTGTTCAAGTCCTTGATGCTCGGCAACAAGTACGAGGGCTCGACGATCGTCGCGACCGAGATCGACCAGGACGGCAACGTCATCGCCGGGAACTCGATGCAGTTCACGGGCTGCGTCGTCAAGGCCGTGTCCCGCGACGACGGCGACGCGAACGGCCAGGACCCGCTGAAGATGACCGTGATGTGGGCCGTCGGCGGCGTCGCGTGACCGACACCCTCGACATCGACGACGACGTCGTCGTGACGACCCCCCGCAAGCAGGCCGCCGCCGCCCGTCCGGCGTCGCCGAAGGACCGCCTACTCGCGGACCTACAGCGGCGCCGGGAGGCGGCGGCGCAGATCGTCCCGATCGGATTCGAGGGCGAGGACTTCGTCGCCTACTTCCGGCTTCCGGACAACGGCGAGGAACTCGCGGAGGTCTCGGCACGATCCGAGAAGCGGGCCAAGAAGGACGGCACGAGCGGCGTCTGGTTCAACCGGCTCCTCCTCGCGCGCTTCAACACCGAGTTGAGGATCGGCGACGAGAGGCTCGTCGACTCGGACGGCAACCCGTGGACGTTCGCGCACCCGGAAGCCATTGCGTGGCTCGGCGCGATCTCGGCACCGGACTGCGTGCTCAAGGCGTACGTGACGGACGGCTTCGTGTCATCGGTTGCGCTACGGCTCCTCGCCAGCGCAGGGTTCGCCGATCGTGACGACGCCGAGGTGGTCGAGGACCCTACGCGGACTGGCTGAGTCACCATCCCTCGATCGTGACCGCAGCCCGATACGGGCGCATGTTCTCAGTGGACCCGCTGTCACTGCTCGAACGGCCAATCGAGGACCAGCAACTCGCCATCGCGGCGTACCAAGCCGCACTCAGGGACGTCGAAGCGAGGGGGTGACCTCATGGCCGGATACGCAGACCAGTTGACGATCAAGGTCAGTGCCGAGGACGCCGGGGTGAAGGCATCAGTCAACGCCATGAGGTCCGAGATCCGAGGCCTGGAGAAGGAACTCGCGAAGTCCAACGCCGAATGGATGAAGACCGGCAGGGGCTCCGAGCAGATCAAGCGCGCGGAGCAGCGCATCGTCGGTCTGCGTACTGAGATCGAAAAACTCACTGGCACGCAACGCAAAGCGACCGCGCAGACGAAGGCGCACGGCAACGCCTTCACGCGGATGGGCCAGCAGGTCAACAAGGCGCTCGGCGGTCTCAACAACCCTCTGCTCCTCGCCGGTGGAGGAATCGCCCTCGCGATGTTCGCGAAGAAGACGATCACGGCGGCATCCGACGTCACCGAGTCCCTGAACAAGACGAAGGTCATCTTCGGCGAGGCATCCCAAGCCGTCATCGACTACGCCGACACCGCAGCCGACAGGTTCGGCCAGTCGAAGTCGCAGGCGCTCGCCGCTGCCGCGAACTTCGCGAGCCTCGGCAAGGCCGCAGGTCTCAGCGGCGCCGAACTTTCCGACTTCGCGCTGAAACTCTCGGGGCTCGCCGCCGACATCTCATCGTTCAACAACATGGCGCCCGAGGAAGCGATCGTCGCACTGTCCGCAGCACTGCGAGGAGAGTACGAGCCGCTCCGACGCGCGAACATCCTCCTCGACGCCGCCTCGCTGTCGCAGTCGGCATACGACGCGGGGTTGACGAAGACCCTCCAGAAGACGTTGCCGCAGAACATCAAAGTGATGGCGGCATATCAGGAGATCCTCGACCAGAGCACCGACCAGCAAGGCGACTTCAACAGGACCCAAGACGACTACGCCAACCTCTCCAGGCGAGTCGCCGCCGAATGGCAGAACCTCCAGGCCGCGATCGGCGAGTCGTTCATGCCCGCCGCGAAGCAGGCACTCATCGTCCTCAAGGCAATCTTCGGGATCGTCGGCGGTCTCGACCCCGGCATCCGGGGGCTCATCTTCACGTTCGCCGCTGTCGCGGCGTCGCTCGTGTTCGCCGTACCGAAACTCCTCGCATTCAAAACGGCGCTCCTCGAAACAGCGGCGGCGCAGGCGACGGCGGCGGCTGGCGGGGGGACGTTCAAGCAGATGCTGTCCAGCCTCGTCGGCGGCATCAACTGGGTGACCGTCGCGATCGCTGCGGCAGTCGCAGCACTCGTCGCGTACACGACCGCGCAGGCCAACGCACAGGCAGGCGTGCAGGCGCTCCTGCTGACCCTCG